TCAAGTTGTACAGAAGTGTAGATGCTGGAATTACATACACTCTTGTTTCTACCAACCTCATCACAAACAACCCAACCAATCCAAGTGATCAAGGTATTTTATGGGGAGATGCAATAACTCCAAAAAGATCCGGAAAGCATATAACATCATGGCCTGATCATGATTACATGTGGAAGGTAGGTCATGATAACGTTGAACAGCCGTTCTGTGTCGATGATGTATGTTATAAGATTGAAGCTAGTAGCGGATCCGGTGTTGCAGATAAGGAATGCGGTTGTGGTAATGTACCCACTTGTACACCAACACCGACACCAACACCAACACCCACTCCTTCACCTACATTCACACCAACGCCAACACCCACTCCTACACCCACTCCTACAGACGCGTTTGACATGCTGGTGCCGTGTGACCCAACACCCACACCAACCCCAACCCCAACATTTACACCGACACCTACACCTACACCTACTCCAACACCTACACCTACACCAACCCCAACATTTACACCGACACCTACACCTACACCTACCCCAACAGCAACCCCAACACCAACACCTACACCAACACCGACTCCAACACCTACACCCTCTCCGACAGCGCAAGGCAAACGATTTATAATTCAGTACATTAGTGGTGCGACTGTTATAGCATTCAAAGAAGTTAAGTTAGTACCTGGAATTGGTGATCAGACTGAGATCATGAACTTCACCGCACCTCTGCCATCATCTGTAGGGACTATAAGAATCCGCCCCGGAAGTTTCACAACAGCTCAAGATTTAAGAGACATTGTTGATGGTTGGACGAGCACCACCAATACTGGTCGGAACTTGATTGCCACCCTTGACAACGGTACATCTATAACGTATAAACCGAGCTTCCAAATGACTACACCAGTGCAGCAAATGGACTGGAAGCCGGAGAATTTCTTAATGCCTATACCTACTGGCGCTATAGTAGATACAGTTGATGTACCTTGTAAATAGCAGTGAACAGAAGCTGTACAGATTATGACGGTGATGGTGTTTTTACAATAGTAGATGTAATTATACTATATTCATTTGTTGAGGCGAAAAACAATGGCTGGTTGACTGGTGTTAATGCATCTGATATAGCTACTGTGCAGTTTGTATATGACACTTCATACAAGTCAACATTTGGTAGTGTGGTTGTTGATAATATACCAACAACAACTGCCAAGCCAGATGAAAATGACTTTGATGAGGATGGTGATTTTACTATATTGGATGTTGTCATATATTACTGTTATGTTGTCGCTTCTAATAATGGTTGGTTGCCCTCACAACTAGATCCAACAAAAACAGAAGCAGATGATATACCAGTAGTACAAATGGTATATGATACCGATTACAGCTCTACATTTGGTGCAGTGACCGTCAAGCAGTTACCTCAATTGATATGCATCACACCAACACCAACACCGACGCCGACTCCTACACCAACACCAACGCCGACTCCTACACCTACTCATTGCTACAATCACTCTGATGCAGTATTGAATCAGACTCAAAACACAGCACACTGCAGCATACAAGGTGCTGTAACATATGCTAATGATGGTGATATTATACATGTACCAGATGGGAATATATACCAGGAGCAAATTTTTATAGATAAGAGTGTAACGATCAATGGTAATAGCTGGCCGGGTTCAACCGTCAGTAACATTGGACTACCAGGAGCAGCTGAAACATTTACACTATCTGGTGATATTGATGTTAATATTAACAACCTATCAGTAGAATCTGTTAGTGCTTGCGTACTAATTACAGATTGCCTGTCTGGTAATATTACATTAACTGATTGCATGTTACATAATTCACCTCATGGACTGTTAGTAGATTCTAGTGCAAATATTCACCTACACCGCATCCAAACTGCTACTAGTGATTGGCATGTTTTTATAGATGATGGAGCAAACATTCAAATAAAAAAATGTATATTCAACATTCCAAGCTCATCTCCCACTAGTGGAGATATAATGTACATAAAAGGTACTGCTCATATAGAAGATAACACGTTCTTAAATGTTAAGAAGGGTATATGGATAGATGGTGGTGACGTTTCTGTAACTGGTAATTGGTTGAAACCTATAGATCTCTTCTCAGATTTTGGTATACTAGTGACATCATCAACCGGTATTGTAACTATACATGAAAATAAATTTGGAAAAACTGCCAGCACTGGTACGTTTGGATCTACCACTCTATGGCAACAGACTGATAACTACATAGACGCTACTTATAATTATTGGGGAATTCCCACCTCCGGTCCACCAAACACGAAAATAACAAAAACTGATGCTGATGGAGATGGAGTAGTGGGTGATGTAGACTATGTACCGTATTGGAATGATATGGGTAAAACCTCTCTAATAACGTGATGGAAGATAATACAAACATGAACCACTCGTTGAGCGCGGACCATCGTGACTTCTACAGTACCAATTTAAACCACAGGATTAAAACCATCGCTGACTTGGCTAAACGCATAGCATACTCTTTAGGGTGGCCGCAGATAAACATCGAAACGCATGCAGCTCAAGTGTATGACAATATAGCGATAGCATGTGAAATGTTCACAAAATATGCTGGTTACACTGAGGAGTATTTAATATTTAATTCTAAGCTGTATGAGCCAGGCAAAGGAATACGTCTGGATAAACTGATGACCAACACTCCGGAGATGGATAATGATATAGAGTGGCCAGAAGAAGAGACTGAAGGTATGTCTGTTGGAAACATGTCTGGGTTGTTTCAACCCCCGTTCACTGTCAATAAAGACATAAATGAAAAGTTAGATCTAGTTGAAGCACCGGCAGCATACGACACATTAACCATGAGCTACAGGAGAGTTATGGATGTGTTTTCATTTGAGGAAGGCACGTCAAGTGGAGTTAACACTCTGTTTACTATAGAGCAGACACTGGCTCAACAAACATATTTTAGCTACGCAATGGGTAAGTACGGTTTTGATTTAGTGAGCTGGTACACTTTGAAAGAATGGTTAGACATTAGAAAGAAGATGTTATCGCAATTCTGGCACACTAGATTCAACGATCGAACTCAAAGACTATATGTCATGCCAGAACCTAATGGACCAAATAGAGCAGACTTCTGGGGATTGATTGGATGTTACGTCGAGAAACCATTAGCTCATCTACTCAAGGAAGCGTTTGTGTATAAGTATGCTTTGGCCTTGACTAAAATAAACTTGGGTCGTATACGAGGTAAATACGCTAACACAGCGCTGTTTGGTGGTGGTGTGGTCAATTATCAGGAGCTGCTACAAGAAGGTAATGCTGAACGTGATGCACTCGAAGAACAATTATACACCGGTGCTGCTGGAATGGGAGATGTAGCTCCTCCTAACTTCTTTGTAGGTTGATGCCTAGGAAAAAGAATAGCAATTATATACAAGGTGTATACAAGCCTACACATCCAAATAAATATGCCGGTAATAAATATCCTCGATACTTGAGCAGTTGGGAGCTTAAGTTCTTCAGGTGGTGTGACAATAATAATAATGTTATTAAATGGGGAAGTGAAACCTGCAAAGTACCTTATGTATCACCAGTTGATGGTCGCATGCATAAATACTTGGTTGATAACGTGGTACATATGAAAACTAAGACTAAATCGATTGAGAAGTATCTTGTTGAGATCAAACCAAAGAAACAGACGTTGCCACCAAAACCTCACGGTAACAAAAAGAAAACAACAATGATATACGAGAGCACAATGTATGCAATAAACCAAGCAAAGTGGCAGGCTGCTCGATTATTCTGCAAGAAACATAACTACAAATTTGTTATATTAACGGAAGATGAATTGTTTTCTTGATAAATTGCATAAATATTTAACATGGCACATAAACTAATAGTTGACAAAGCACCCTTTGAACCCCTGGAATATATAATTGAAGAAAAAAACAGTAAGGACAAGAGTGATCGAATGTATGTTCTAGGTGTATACGCTCAAGCAGATGTTATTAATAAGAATAAACGCATGTACGAGGAGGATGAGCTAGCACGTGAGGCAGCGCGATATAACAAAGAGATGGTCATGACCAAGCGAGCGTTGGGCGAGTTGAATCACCCGACTAAAGCTGAAGTCGATCTAGAGAGAGCATCACACATGATAGTGGAACTCAAGCAAGAAGGTACAAAGTTTGTAGGTAAGTCTCAAATATTAAGCACACCATGTGGAGTTATAGCTAGGAACTTGATACAAGACGGTTGTTCGGTTGGCTTTAGTACCCGATCAGTCGGCCGGTTGGAAGAAAACGCTAACGGTATTAATGTGGTGAAAGACATGAGATTGATCGCAGTTGATATGGTGGCAGATCCGAGCTGTCCGGATGCTTTTGTCAATGGTATACTAGAGAGTAAAGAATACGCACTGGCTGAGAGCGGGGATTATCAGGAGATATATAATGACTTCCAGAGAGGATTGAAAAACTTGCCTCGTAAAGATCTGGAAGCTGCTGTATCCAATCAAATACTTGACTTTTTCCGAAAATTAAACGGGAATTAATAAATAATTGTATGAGTGACCAAATAAAGAGTTTTATAAAAAATATAATCGAAGAAAACTATGCGGCTGCAAATGCAAACCTATCTAAGAGTATCGAACAGGCATTGTTATCCAAAATCGCTCAGGCAAAAAATTTAACTAAAAAATCTTAATGAAAGAACAAACCAAACCATCCAATGTAGTTCAGGCACTCAAAGAGGCAGCCGGAGATTTACTCAGTGAAGAGACTCTAACAGCTATTGAAGAGTCTTTCAACAAAACAGTAGATAACAAAGTTACAGAACTTGTATCACTACAAGTTGAAAAAGCATTAGTTGAGCAAGATGAAGATCATGCTGCAAAGCTCGAAGCCTTGTTAGAGGCGATTGATGCCGATCATACCAAGAAACTCAGCAGAGTCATTGGAGCTATTAATGAGAATCACGCTCATAAGCTGAAAGACGTCGTCAAGAAGTATAGCTCAGATGTGGTTGAAGAGGCTGGTGAGTTTAAAACAGACTTAGTTGACAGGATCAGTAATTATTTGGATCTATATATTGAGAATCATATACCGATGGGAGACATAAAAGCTGCTGTAGAAAACAAAGACGCACAACGCCAATTGAGTGAAATGAAAAAGTTTTTAGGTGTTAATGCCGCGTTGAGTAGAAATTCAATAAAGGATGCTATCAAAGACGGTGCAAAGCAAATTCAAGAATCTAAAACAACCAGCACGCAATTAGTGTCTGAAAATGCGGAGCTCAAGGATAAGCTGGAGAACTTAGAACGTGTCAACCTGTTAGAGTCATTAACAAAGGATCTACCCATAGTGAAACAGAGATATATAAACAGAGTGCTAGCAAGCAAGTCAATTGATTTCATTAAGGAGAATTTTAACTATACATTAGATTTGTTTGAGAGATCTGAAGAAGAAAAGATACATCAAGCACGTCAAGAGTCAGCCAGGATCAAGCCATTAGTAGACGGTCCGGTTAAAGCAATTGTTAACGAGCAAACAACCTCTCCTGATAAAGGAGCATCGGTTCAAAAGTCAGACCCATTCGGTTACATGACTGAGTTAAACAAATTTTAAATGAGGTTTATAAATAACCTGAGTATGTGTAATGTCAAAGGAGAATTAATATGAGTGTAACTTCTGTTAAACCCCCCTCTCCGTACGTTGATCAACAACGCGCTGACACATTGTTAGAAAAGTGGGCTCCAGTATTGGACTACAAATCTGACAACGTCGCGCCAATTGAAGATGATCACACTCGTTACTCAACAGCTGTATTACTTGAGAATCAAGAGCAGTGGTGCCTAACAGAAGCCAACAACACCGCAGGTGGTGGTGGCGTCTTCGGTAACGCTGGTTCTATGGGCTTTGGTGGTGCTATGACACCTGCAGGCGATAACTACGCCAGCGGTGATGCCCGCTTACCCAAGATCTTGATTCCAATGATTCGCCGGACTTTCCCAGAGCTTATCACCAACGAAATCGTTGGTGTTCAGCCCATGAGTGGTCCTGTTGGATTAGCATTCGCGCTTCGTTATAAATACGAAGCTGATTCGCTTGGTACAGGTGTTGACGGAAAAGACTTCACACCAAGTGGTAATCGCCCTGGTAATGTAGGTGGTCAAATTGACCCATCTCTTCACTCGGACGATCAGGAAGTTGGTTACAACTATCTTGACACCCGTTTCACAGGAGCTAGCTCTGCCGCACTTAGCGGTAATGCTGACTTCCAAATGGTTGGTACTGACACAGGTGTTGCTCGTCTTCTCGAAGAGTTTGAATTGACAGGTGATATTCCTCAGATGGTCGTTTCTTTTGAAAAGACTTCTGTGGAAGCTGGTACACGTAGGTTAGCCGCTCGCTGGAGTGTAGAACTTGAACAAGATCTCAAGAACATGAATGGTATTGATATCGACAATGAATTAACGAACGCTATGTCGTACGAAATTCAAGCCGAAATCGACCGTGAAATGCTCATGAGAATGGTTCAAGTAGCACTTAATGCAGGTTCCGGAAAGGGGTATTCCACTTGGAATCCCTCTACTGCCGATGCCCGCTGGATGGCAGAGCGTAATCGTGATCTTT